TTGCAAAATCTTGTGTTAAATTTTTCATAGAGCCATTATATCCGTTTCTTCTTGCTTCATCTTTAGTGACTCCCCATGTCGTTTCTCCGCCTTTGTCGTTTTTATCGTTACTATATCCACCTTCGACAAATAGCATGTAACTAAAAATTTTGTCAAATCTTGTACCCATTTACACCACTCCCTTTCCTAGTTTTTAAAAAAGTCATTTACATCAAGCTCTAACAACTGTTCAATGCTATATCTTTCAAGTCCTGTTACAGCTGTTTGTTCTGCCATGTCTGCAACTTGAATAATATCTTGTATTTTTTCAGCTAAAACTTTCAGTTCTGTTTTATTTAACTCAATAAATTCAACAAGTCCTCTTTCATTTTTTGCCTTTACTTTCTCTATTTTTTCCTGTCCTAATATCCACATCAGAGATATTTTTAGGGACAATCTGTTTCTGTTTTTCTCATTGTTCTCAAATGTGTATTTTTTGCCATTTTTATCAACAGAAATTGCCTGATTCAAGTAATTTGATTTTGCTTCTGCCAAGTCCTGTAATAATTTCTTTTTTAATTCATTCTTTTTACTTTCCAACAAAGAATTGTCAATTTTCCATGTGTTAGTTATTTTATCCCATGTAGACCATTCGTTTGGCTTTGCAACTCTTTTAACAGACTTAGTTTTTTCATCTAAATACTCACCGTCCGCTAAAAAGAGTTTTCCATTGATAATTTGCTCATACTCATTCATTTCTCTCAGTTCGCCTGTTTCTGCGTCTAAAACAGGATTTATGAGAAACGAAGTTGAATAAACCATTGTTTCAGAATCCCAATCCGGGAAAAATAAACTAGGATTTTCTTTAAATTTTTCGGCACCGAGTGTCATTGGTTGTGCTATTAATTGCAATGTATCTTTTTCATAAATATAGATTATCATTATTATTCCTCCTTAAAATCCGATTTTTTTTCTCATTTGAATTAATTTTTCTTTTCTATCTCTTGCACTTTTCTTTTTTATATAATGTTTCTTAGTCACATCAATTCCACTATGATTCGCAAATTCACTCGCTAAGTCAATCCCTCCAACTTCTGCCAGTAAATTAATGCTTGTTTTTCGTAAACTGTGTGGATATAGATTATCTATTTCCGCAAGTTTTCCTATTTTCCTAACTCGATCACGTATAGTTGATTTGCTCATTTGCTTAAATACTCCATTGTATTTAGTGATTAATAAATACTCTATGTTGTCATTTCTACATTTTAACCACTCCTTTATAAGCTCTATTGTTTCTTCAAAAATTGCAAATTCTACAATTTTTTGTTCCTTTTCCACTATTCCAGTAATTATTCCGTTTTCTAAGTCAATATTTTCTAACTTTATTGACTGTAATGCCGAAATCCTACAAGCTGTATCAATAATCAAGTTAAATATAATCCTGTCTTGCAAATCATATTTTTCAGATAATTTCATTTTCACTTGTATTTCCACTATTTCTTTACTGCTTAAAAAATAGCTTTTTCTTCGTTTTTCTAAGTCTGTAACTTTTAACCTGTCCAGTTTATCCCGAAATGGATGCACATCAACTAAATCTCTTTTAACAGCCCATATGTAGAAGCTTGATATAGCAGTTATTTTATTATTAATAGTCCTTGCATTATTCCTTTTTATTTCACGACAATACCTTATATACCGTTCCAAAATTCCAACCATATTTTTTGACTTCTTTTTATCCAGTAAATAATAATTATTTTCGTATTGTTGTAAATACTCAATAAACAATTTCATACTGTTCGCATATGTCCTATATGTTGTGCTTTTCACACTTTCATTTCTCACTATGCAACTATTCAGATATTCCTCATAGATTTCCCAATTTTTGTTCATTTGCATCACTCCTATACTTTTATTTTTAGTATAGCTTTTTTGAACAAATTGGAAAATTTATGCAAAATTGAAGGTGAAAGTATTCTAAAAATTGGGAATCTAATTATCCAATTTGGCG